CCGGTAAGCAGCCCGGAAGCAGCATACAAGTTTGCACTCTGTTGTTCTGTCAATGCCATCATGTACCTCCAGACACAGCGACCTTGTACTCAAGGCCCAACAGCGTCATTTTAAGTGGCAGGTTTTGGCTGATTTCAATCGCCTGCTCCCGGCTGTAACCCAGCACACCATTGACGCGCTTGATGCCTGTGAACTCAGGAACCGGCTCATCCAAAAGAGGATTGTCAAAACTGCGGAACGGAACCGGGTTGTTGTTGATTTGCATGTGTTGTGTGTCGTCAACGATTGCGTTGATCTCAACAATGCGCTTCTTGAATGCTATGCGTGTGCCAGTCTGCAGTTTGACTTCAACGGGCATGGTCTTGACATACACAGAGATGGGCAGGCCAACCTCATAGCTGGTCACGCTTTCCCGGTCAAACGTCACAGCACCGCCAGCACTGACTGTCTCATTGGACTGAGGCACGCCGTCTGTGATGACATTTAGGCTTTTGCCAATGTGCGGGAGGCCAGAGCCAACACCACCAGCAGAGCCACCAATAAACGCACAATCTGTGAATAAATCATCGTCAAACAATTCAATAAAATACCTGTTCACACCATTGAATGTGCGTTTTGTCGCCGCATAAATGTCGGTCACATCTACGTTGACATCCAAGAACAAACCGTCTGTGGTGTACTCTGATGGCGCTGTGATCTGCTGGGAACGCAGCACAGAGAACACCGCCATGGTGCCGTCTTGCTCGTTGACTGACAGCAGCAAGTCACCCTCGTCTGTGCTGGTCGCACGGCGCAATGCCAAGCGGTAAGGGGTTTTGAGCAGATGGCCAGCCAGCAGCGAGATTCGCTGGGTCACATAGGTCGCTTGCGTGTCACTGTAAAGAAACTCATTGAGCGCTTTGCCTTGTCGCTGCACATATACCGTGCCTGTCTCAATGGTCTGCACCCTGGTGCCGATCTTTGTGCCATTGCGGCTGACTGCTTTGAATGCAATTGTTGTTGGCGTGATTGGCTCGGTGCCAGCCTGCGGGACGTAGAACTCCGCGCCAGTGGTAAACACCTGCAGATCGCGGCCAGAGATCATGTCCACGATCACGTTGAGCTGGTTGGTTTCCAGCGTGGCTTCCAAGGCATCGTCGTCCAGCGACTCTGTTGGCTGGAAGTCAAAAAACAACCCAATGCGGCTGGCCCAGATTGTGGCGGGGCGAGACTTGCTGCCACCAAAATACAGACGGCCTTCGTGAAACGTCACGCTGCGCGGCCAGCCCCTGGCGCTGCTCCACACATCTTCGTAGTTGTGTTCCAATTCCCAGCGGCCAGCAGCAATCACTGTGGTGTTAAAAAACGGGTATTCGGTGACGGCCTCAACCACAGTAGATGACACATACCGGGTAATCCTTGCGCGGCCCTGCGGCTGCACATTGACATACTGGTTGACTGATTGGGTTGTCCAAGTGGTGAGTTCATAGTGGCTGGTGCCATTTGGCGCAGTTGTCCATGCAACACCTACGGTCGCAACCTTGGTGCTGCCGACATAGTCCTCAATGAGCCTGGTTTGGCCAGCACCTGTGCCACTGGTGATGGTGACATACATGCCGTTGTAGACATCATCAGTTGCACTGGCAGTGCTTTTGAGTGTGATGGTGGTGCTGCTTCCGGCCTGAGCTGTGTCACTGTCGTGGTGCGTTGTCGAAGCGGTCAGTGTCACATTGCCAGACACGGCTGACGGGGTTAGCGTCGAGCCGTTGTTGGTATGAAAATCAATGTTGTATGCGTGTTTGGGGATGCTGTCGAATGTGATAGTTGTGGCCGTCCAAGCGGTATCACTGGTGCGTGTGATGCGCACAGGCTGCAGGTCAGGATGCACAACGATCAAAGTGTCAGCAGACTGAGTCCAGCACATGTCATCCAGCATGGAGCTGGTGATCGAAGACACGGCCAAGTAACTCAGGCCGCCACCGTTGATGTTGGTTTGCACAACCCCGTTCTTGACAATGTACATGCGCTGGTGCGTGAAGCACAGCATGTAGGAGTCATCAACAGAAAACTCAAATGGAACATAGCGCACGCCATTGCCTGCAGATTCGGTGCCGGTATTTGGCAGCTCAAAAATGTGCTTGGTCCCCGGCCTGCGGCGCAGACCACCTTGCGGCTGGATAACCACGTTTGTGGCCTTGGCCAGCGCATTGTTGTACTGTTGCAGATCAACCCGCGCACGCAGCAACGGGTCAAGCTCACCAGTGGTGAAGTTGCTTTGGATGTCAACAAAACGTGGCATCTCAGTTCCTTACAGCGATCAGCGTGTAGTCTTCAATGACGCGAGTCGGTTGGCCTTGGCCGTCGATGTTCATGGCTGTGCGCATGTAGCCACCACGGCCATTTTCACCCGGACCACCAACAGCAATCCCTTGCCAGTATTGCGCACGATCTGATTGCTCTGTAACTGGCAGGGCCAAATGCCAGGCCATCATGTACTTGAGCAGCTGCACAAAATACTTTGGCATTGCATACTCTGGCGTCTGGTATTGGTAGTCAATGAAAACAGCTGTCAGGTTTGTCAGCAGCTTGTCGCCTTGAATCTCCCAATCCTTTTGGACTGGCGAGCCTGGCTGTGCGCTGTTGTACACAGCGCGAGGACTTGCCAGGCGATCACCTGGCAGCAAGTATTCGTATTTCCACACGCTTGTTGGCGTGGTCACTAACTGAGCAAGCTGGATTTTTTTGAGCGTAAAGCTCCAAGGGTATGTTGTCAGCGTTGAGTCACGCAGATCTGGGTACAGACGGTCGCACACGCTGGACTCGTCAGTGCCATCATTAAATGATGTGATGGCTTTTGCGCCAAGCATCAACAGTGAGTCAGAGCAAATTGTGATCGCGGTATCGCCTGCAGCCATGTGAACCTCTCAATGTGAGAAAGGCCAGCCTCCGAGAATCCCCAGAAGCTGGCCCATTCCTTAAAAACCCTGATTAATCAGAGTCGGTTGCTGTGACGGTCAGGCCATCAACAACGTCCACCACGGTGCCAGTGTTGGAGTTCACCCACACGATGCTCATCGCGGGGGTGCCACCAGTGCTGGTGTAGCAGAAAATGATGTCGCCAACACGCAGCAAAGAGGCAATCGTATTGAAATACCCAGCTGTGTTGACATCGGCAATCGCATCGGTTGTCGAGTAAGTGTGGATCGAAGGGGACGCACCAGACTTGGACGCGCCGTGGGTGTTAAACCCATCGTTTGAGTAAGCCATTTTCTGACCCTCCTATTAAGCAGCCGCAGCGGTGTCGCGTGCAGTGATTTTGACGATACCCTCGGCATCAATCGCCACACAGCCAGCGGAGAACAGGGCGTTAACAAGCCAGCTGGTCTTCTCAGGAATGTAGTTGATCTCAGTCTTCGGGGCGATGCCTTCGGCGTAACCGATGGCGTCCTTGTGGAAGGCGTACAAAGTGCGGTCGCTAGAACCGTCGATGGGCAAGCCACCTTCGGAACGGTCGCCCAGAACGTGGAACGTGAAGCCCATGAACTGGTTGATTTCGCCTTGCACCAAAGCCTTGACGCTGTTGAAGTCCGAGCTGGTCACCGAAGTCTGCTCCAACATCGCCGACAAAGAGTTGGCATGGATGATGATGTTGCGGCCATCGGAAGGCACGTTCTTCTGGTTGAGGATCTTTGCAGCCTCGCGCAGCTTGGAGATGTTCATGTTGGTGTTTGCACCACCAATTGAGTTCGCCACAGTGCCAGTGCCAGAAGCAGCATTCAGTGCGTCCAAGATCAGCTGATCTTGACGACGACCAATTGCGGCACCAACGACTTGCACCAATTCGCTGCGCTCATCAAAGTTGACTTTTTGCTGGCTGAAGATGTCGCTGTATTCAGCGGCATTCCAGTCAGACAATGTGCAAGTCACGTTGCTGAAGCCCACGTTCATGGGAGTCACATCGGCTTGGGTGACGCGAGGCATTGCTACACCACGGCCCACTTTGGGGAATTTTACGGAAGAGCCTTCCACACCTCGACGCTGACGAACAGCACCCACCAGCATTGCTTTGCCCTGGTAAGCCTGTTTGACCTCTGCGTCGAAGAGCGTGACAAAGGCGTTTGAAAGAGAAACGCTCATTTGATTACCTCATTCGGTTGATTGATCAGGGTTTATCGCCTCGGTGAGCCAGTTGCCTGGGCCTTCGCTTGCTGCTTACGGCAGCCAATCGTCAGCATCATCACTGCGGTCGGGGCCGGTTACCCGGTTGTCCTTGGTGAATATTGTAGGCCAGTTTGTACAAAATGCAAACGGGGTACTTGACAAACAAAAAAAAGCCCGGCACGGGGCCGGGCGAGGTGGCAACTGCATTGCTGCAGAACCTTGGAGAATCAGCCAGCAAACTGCTGGAACATGCGTTCGACCTTCTGGCGATAGGCTGCATCGGTTTTGTATTTTGGATCGCCCACCATTTGGTACAACTCTTCCTTGCTTGGCGCACCCTCAACAGGCGAGGACTGCAGGGGGATGCGGCCCTCATAGGCTTCGCGGATCTTCATCAAAGCGCGCATGCCGTTGGCTGTGCCGCCCATGACCTTGAACTCTTCAAAGTCATCAGAACCCCAAATGCCTTTTTGGACCATGCCACGCGCCCAGCTGACCATCCCGTCAACCACAGCGTTGGCATTTGGTCCAAGTGACTTCAGCTCTGCTTGTGTATCAATTGCAGGCTCTTGATTGGCTGATGCCATCTCATTGACCTGTGTGGCCAGCTCGTCAAATGCGGCTTGTGAGATGCCCCACTTTTGCGCCCACCCGACATAGTTCTTGGCCAACGGGTCTTGTTCAATGTCGCCAGCCCATGCAAGAGAGGCGGTGTCGTATTTGCCACCATCTGGTGCTTTGTGTTTGCCAGCGCTAACCAGCTTGCGCATGTCGCCCCAGCTCTTGGCCATGGCTTCGTAGTTGGCCTTGCCTTCGTCTTGGTTCCAAAAATTCTCTGGCAACCAATCTGGCCGATCAATTGCCGTGCCAGGGATTTGACCTGGCGCTACGCCTGGGTCATTGGTTTTATGGTCAATTTCCGCTTTTTGCGGATCTGCCTGCGCTTGTGCGTTTGTGTCTTCAACGGTCACGTTGTCCAGTAAGCCGGAGCCTCCGGGCTGGTCATTTGTGTCGATGGTCATAGTTTCCTTGCTTGAGTTATCCGCGCCATGATGTCCCGCACCACGTTTCTTTGCCCTTCGGCAAAAAACGCATGGGACGGGTCTGTGCCCGGCACGGCAATAGGCACATTTACATACATGTCTTGCAGCCACTTCAGCAGCTTCTGGCCATCATCGGAGCCAAACACACGCAGCGTCAAACGCGACAAATCTTCTCGCTGCTGCTGCACTTCTCGCACATCAGACGGTTGGCCAATCGCGTCAAGCTCATCCCAACTCATACACTCTCCAAGTTTTTATTTGCTCACCATGCGGTCTGTGCAATTTATCCTGCATTTAATGCGTTCAAAAGTTGCTGATTGTCGCCACCCTGCGATGCGGCAATCGTTGCCTGCGCGCTCACTTGTGCAGCCATGGCAGCCTCTTGCTTGGCCTGCATGTCTTCCATCAAAACAGCACGCTCAGTAGGATCATTGCGCACAGCTGCTGGCACGCCCATCTTGTCGGCAATGTAGTCCACAGCCGCATCTGTCTTGATGGCCAAAGCACCGTCCTGACCGAATTGACCAGACTGCATCAGCTGCGTGAACTGAAGGATGGCGTTGACCTCTTCCATGCTCTGGGCTTGAGCCAGTGGTGACACAGGCGTCACCTTGACCTCAAGACCGTTGACGCGCAAAGGCAAATCGATCAAGCCCTTTTCGTCCATCACTTCCAAGATCTTGGCCACCAACGGGATCATGGTTTCATTGATCAGACGACCAAAAGCAGAACCCAAGTTTTGAGCCAGTTCTTTCATGCGCTCCACAATTTCGGTGGCCGAGCGTGCGCTCATGTTGTCTGGCGGCAGCGACTCATCCAACAAAATGCGTTTGATGTTTTGCACCAGATCGTTGATGACCAGCTGACTGACATTGAAGTCACCAGAGCGCGGCAGTGCTTGCAGGCTTGGACCCTGTGGGCCACCGTTGCGCGCCACTGGGATGATGCCGCCAGGCACAATCTTGACCGTGTTTGGGTTCAGCACGCCATCGTCGGCTGCTGTATATACACCGGCCACAGCCAGCGATGCGTTTTTGAGCAGCAGCTCTTTGGTCTTGTTCAACGTCTTGATGTCGGGCAGGGCCGTCATCAATGGGCCTCGGCCATAGATCTCACCGGCCACCTTCATGTAACGCGAGATCACCCACGGGCTGCTCTTGCGGCGTCGATAAACCAGCTCATCCTTGCCATGCTTCCAGATAACGTGGTAGCAGTAGTCGCCACGCTTGTGGTCGTGGATCACCGCCTCCAGCAATTCGACATCTTCGGTCGGCTTGTCAGTGATCAAGCGCTTGAGTGCATCGGGGATCTGTGCGTCTGGCCACTGGCGTGAAATGCTCTCGGCCTTCATGCGCATGCGGCGGTAGACGTTGTCCACTTGGCCGTTTGCGCCTTCCTCGTAGCTCACCAAGAAAAGCGGCACGGGGATGAAGTTGATAGGCGTCACATCATCGCCAGGCTGCACCATCATGCAGGCTGTGCCAACGGCCATGTCCAGCAAAAACTCGCCGATGGCAATGTCAAAATTGGACTGCTTGAGGACCGCGAACATCTTGTCGCTGTAAACATCAAGCGCGGCTTGTGCGACCTGCTTGCGATCCATCGGGATCAAGCTGCCAGACTCAAGCCTGCACCATTTTTGCTGGGGCGGGAACACAGCAGACTGCAGTCGGTTTGCAAAGCGCTGGGTGCTGTTGATCGCGGTGGAGTCAAAGACGCGCTGCATCTTCTTGCTGCCGGTCGCGCCACCCTCCCACACGCCATACAGCTGGCGCTGGGGCAGGGCGAATTCGTAGGCGTCTTGATACAGCTGCTGGAACTCATCCTTCTTGGTCTGAGCTGCAGCTTGTCGCTTGATGATTTCGTCTGGTGCCAAGCGCATGCCGCCTGGTGCATCTTTTGAGTATTGCATCTCAGTCTTTCATTTTTATGTCAGACATCAGACCGCCTTTGCGGCGCTTGCGCACACGGTCGGCCTCAGACATCGCAATGGCCACGGCCTGCTCTCGGTTTTTGACGACCTTGCCGCCTTTGCCTGAGTGCAAGGTTCCGGCCTTGTACTCGCCCATAACCTTGCCAACTTTTTTTTGCGCTGCGTCCACGATTACATCCCGCCCAAAGTGTTGCCGCCACCAAGCACGCCAACCTCTGGGTTTAGACGGGCTTCAGACAACAAGGCGCGGCGACCGCCACGGGTTCGCGCACGAATGGATGCCGACATGCGCTGGCCAGACTCGCGGCGCTCTTGCTCAACACGCGCAGCCAGGTCCGATGCCTGCTTGTCAGCGGTGGCTTTCTCTTCGGCATATTTGGCTTGCTCTCCTTCCAAGCGAGCCTTGGCGGCATTTGCAGCTTCTTGCTGGGCTTTGGTTTGCTCGGCCATTTGAGCCTCCATCGCGGCAGCTTGCGCTTGAGATTGAGCCACGTTTTGAGCTTGCGCAGATTTCGCTTCCTTGCGCGCCTTGCTGGCATCGTAGGTTGACTTCACAGCTGCTGCTGCGGTGATAAATGGGAGGGCTGGGGCCATCACAAACTCCTTGAAAAAATGAAGTGGTCAAGCTCTGGCTGGTTGTAGATTGTCAGCTTGCCGATCTCAGCAAACCCAAGAGCCATCGCCCAGCGCACAGCGTCTATTCGGGCGCATTGTACGAACATGTGCGCAGACGACAAACCCATCGATATACAAGCGATATTGATCGCCTTTTTGATGGCGCGGGTGACCAGCAGCGGGTGACGATGGCGACGATTCCGGTCAATGACGGCCCAAACCTCGCCGGACCCGTTGCGGCAGTCCATGATGCCCACGCAAAACAGCGGCTGTCCATTAACCATCAGGGTGCCAGCAGGGCCACGGCCTGCTTGGTCCACCACCCGCATGGCGACATCAGCTGCAATGTCGTCCTCAATGCACTCAAGGTGGCCAGCCTCAAACGGATGCCACGCCACCCCGGCTGGCAGTGGCATGCTGTTCATCAAGTCGTGCATCAAAAAACCTCAAAGTCAGTTGTTGCGGTGGTTTGCCTGGGGGCAGCGCCGCCAAGTGAGTGCGTGCGGGTCATTCGGTTGTATTCACCACCGCCCAGCATCAGGTAGCCAAAAGAGTCGCCAATGTGCGAGTGTTCGTTCTTGTTTGGCGCGTCCCTGAAGCGCTCTTGGCCAGCGCCGACCGCCACGCGCTTGAAGTGGTAGCCACCGCCCAGCGCTTTTCGCAGCAGCTTGCACTCTCGGTTGACAATCAGCCCCGGTTTGCCTTGAATCATGCGCATCATCGGGGCGGCAGACGCCTCCCGCCGCACCTTGAAGTCGTTTGACGCTGTCGGCTGGGCGCGCAGCCCCAGTGTTCGCAGGAAATCGAACGAAGTGACCTCATAAATCGCATCCCTGGCCATGCCTGCCGGGTCGCCCCACAGCAAAACCTGGTGGTTTGGGTACAGCGCATTGAGATCGGCCAGCAGCTGCAGGCCGAAACGCTCTAAACCCATGTCAAAGGTGACGATTTCCTTGTGAATCACCCACTGGCCATTGGGCAAACGCTGGCCAATGGTCGCAGCTGGCGTCAAGCCGAAGTCCAAGCCGATTTGGATGGGCACGGTCGGGTCGACCACGGTGTCGCCAGACATGATTGAGTCCTGATATTCCGGCCAAACGGGCCTGCCTTCCTGAACGTAGGTGTACTCGCCCCCGGCATAGCAGCGAATCCAGTCCAAGTTCTTGCCCAGCAGCATCTGCGGGTAATAGCCGGGCGGCAGGTTGCCCAAGTTCTCGGCATGCGGGTTGATCTTCCACCACTTGTTGGACGCAAAGATGTGGTCGTTGGCTTCGGGGTTTTCCGGCAGCTCCTCTGGGTCGACCGTCACCACGCCGCCAGGCTGCTTCCAGAACTTCCACGCATACGGCCCGGTCATCTTCTCCTTCTCGGCCATCTTGTGCCACCAGTGGTCGTCGTCCATCGGGTTGGTGTCCATCCAGATGCCGTGCCAAGTGGCCCCGCCGTCACGCTTGGTTGGGTAGCGGCCAACCCGGTGGGTCAATCCGTCGATCACAGCCTTGGGTAATTCACGCGCCTCGTTCACCCACGCCCCAGTCAACTCCAGCGACAGCAGCTTGCGAACGTCCTTGGGCTGGTCAAGGGCCAAGAAGATCACCTCGCAGTCGATGCCAGCCGCGCCATCACGGGCAGGCAGCCGGATGTGGTGGGTGATCGGCGGCGTCCACATCATCGGGCCGAACGTGGACTCGGGGAACAGGTCGAGCCAGGTCTTGATCGTGGTGGTCTTCAGCATGGGGTAGCTGTTTCGCACGATGGCCCAGCGGGTGTACCGGATGCCGTCAATGGGGGAGGGCTTTTGCTCGACGGCCTTTTTCATAATCTTGGCCGCGCAGCCGTAGGACTTGCCCGACCCCACCGGCCCCATGATCCCCTGCACGAAGGCGTTGGACTTGAAGAAGTCATAGATCACCGGGCTGGTGCGGAAGTCCAGGTTCAGGCCACCCGATGGGATCGCCTTCTGGCTTTGCTCTTTGGTTTTAGACAATGTTCTTCTCCTTGAGTTTGGCTTCGATGCGTTCAGCAACATCCCAACCAACACCATCGCAATATTCAACAATGTCTTCGACTTCTTCTGGTGTCAACCCAACCCATTGCCGCTGTGCTGCGGGTGGTGCATGAACGGTTACAACACTGAGCGCCCAATCAAGCCATTGCTCGGCGGTCATGTCGTAGTAGCCAAACGGCCCCACAGAACAAAGGTCTTCGCCAACACGAAGTGCGGCATTGCGCCACGCCACAGGCTCCTGCACAGCAGGTGCTGGCAGGTAGAAGTCCTCAAGAGGGATCGGTTTGGCCATCAGCTTCTCGCCATCCCACCAGACCTTTGACACCTGAGTGCCATCAACAGGCTCCTGCACAGGTACTGGCTTGCACCCATCATTAAACCCTTCGGCGTACCCCATTGCGTAATCGGCAGAAGTAGGGGCTGAACGGGTTTGCTTGATGGCGGTGATGGCTTCACGGGCTTCATCGTACTCAGGCTTGCCGTTGTCCCAATATAGCAAGTTGTCCAACGCCTCCAGCGCCTTGTCGAGTGCTTCGTCTTTGGTCATAGCAACCTCCCAGACCGCATCAAGCGGCACTGTTCTTTCATCTCAGCCGTAAAGTCGGGGTGGAACTCAGCTTGTGAGCAGTTGATGCGCTTGAAGTCAGTGCGCGGCGCGTACAGCAGCACCAGCACACCAGCCACAGCCCACAGCGCTATCGCCAAAGGCAGTCTGGTTTTAATCATGGTCGTCCTCCCTCACCCTTACCGAGCCATCAGGCGCTTGCACCGTGATGCCAATCACACTCGGCTTGTCTGACTCTTCAGGGCTGTCCAGCAAACCACTGGCCTTGGCCAATATCCGCAACACCCCCACTTTGTCGTACAGCTCGATCTCGAGCGTCGAATTGCCATCCCGGTCAGACTTGACCTTGATGTTCTTGATCGCCGTCAGCGCATGCTC